CATGGCGTTCACCCGCGTCGTGAACAAACCGCGGCGCGGCGTCGGCGACACGGCGTTGCAAAACCTGCGGGAATACGCGCGCGAACACCGCCTGTCCCTGTACGAATCCGCCGAAGAGATGCTGGCGCGCAACGCGATTCGCGGCACGGCGAAAACGGGGCTGGAGAAGCTGTTCGCCCTTTACGACGAATGGCGGGCGAAAGCGGCGGACACCCCTTGCGACGAAATGTTGCGGCTGATGCTGGAACAAAGCGGGTATATGGATATGCGCCGCGCCGACAAAACGCCCGAATCGCAAGGCAGAATCGAAAACCTGCAGGAACTGACCGGCGAATTCAAAACGAAATACGAAAATTTCGACCAGTATCTGGAATACGTCAGTCTGGTCATGGACAATGACGCGACGGCATCGACGGGCGAACACGTTTCCGTCATGACCCTGCACGCCGCCAAAGGGTTGGAATTCGACACGGTTTTCCTGCCGGGGTGGGAAGAGGGAATCTTCCCCAACAAAAAATCGCTGGACGAAAACGGCGGCAAAGCGTTGGAAGAGGAACGCCGGCTGGCCTATGTCGGCATCACGCGCGCGCGCAAACACGTCTATATCAGCTTTGCCGGATCGCGGTTCATGTACGGATCGTATCAAAACAACCTGCCGTCCCGCTTTATCGACGAAATCCCGAATGAAAACAAGGAAATGACAACGATTTCAAACGGATACGGTGCTTCTTACGGCTACGGAAACGCCGGCGGATACGGCCGTTCGTCCGGTTCCGGCCGTTTCGGTTTCGACGGTTACGACGCGGTTGACGACGATTATGACGGCTATAACCGGAAAAGCCGGTACGGCGGATACAACAAAGACTATACAAACAGCGGGTATTTTTATAAAAAGGAGAGTGAGCTTTATGACCGTAGGACAGGCGCTGGAACGCGCCGAAGAACTGCGCCCCGGCAGCCGCATTGCGCTGGCCACCCGTCAGGCGTGGCTGAAGGAGGCAGACGCCATGCTGCGGGAGTGCTTTTTCAAAAACAGCATCACAGACGCCTACGACGATGTGGGAGCCGACCTTGCGTGGGATGACAGCCTGCAGGACGAAGATGTGCTGCTGGCTCCGCCGCCCTTTGATGCGCTGTATCCGCATTATCTGTGCGCCATGACCGATGCAGCCCTTGGCGAGACGGATCGCTACGCCGGGGAGCAGGCCCAGTACAACAGCCTTCTGGCCGATCTGGCGGCATGGCTGCGGCGCAGCTATCCGGTGCGCACGGGCAGCCAGTGGCGCTGGTAAGGAGGTGCGGAAGGATGGTTCTGGCAAACCGGACAAAGCTTGCAAACAGCCGCAGCCTTGTGCGGGTGTTCGGCGGGCTGAACGAGACTTACGCCTGCTCAGAAGCAGAGTACAGCGCGGGCATGAACTTCTCCGCGCGGGATTTCCCGGCGTTGAGCACCCGCAAGCCCCGGCGCAGACTGCGCACCTTGACCGACCTGAACGGTATGTATCACCTGAACGGCCTGCTGACCGTCTGCGGGGAGAATGTGATCTACACCCCGGACGACGAGGCGGCAGAGACTGTGACCTGCAAAAATGCAGTGACGGACAGCAAAAAGGCACTGGTGGGCATCGGCACGAAGATCCTGATCTTCCCGGATAAGTTGTTCTTTGATACGGCGGACGGCAGCATCCATTCATTGGGAGCGGCGTGGCAGGCAAAAGGGCAGAGCATACAGTTTGCCCCCTGTGACGCTGCCGGAGAAGCCTATACCGTAAGCAGCTGCGGTAGCGAAGAGCCGGAAACGCCGGAGGACGGCCAGCTGTTTTTAAAGGTGGAGGATGAAGAGCACCCGTGGAGCAGCACCGGTACGCTGGAAGTGTACAGTGCGGGTTCCGGCAGCTGGACGGCGGTGCCGCTGGAATACTGCCGCATTACGGCCGCAGGAGCAGAAAAGCTGTTTGCCCAGTGGGACACCGTGACTGTGCAGGGCACAGCGGCGCAGCAGGCGGGCATGTGGAAGGAACTGGACGGCGACCTTGTGGTATACGACCTGCTGGAAAACGGTCTGCGGGTGAAGGTGACGCCGGAGGGCGAGTTCTTTTATGGCACACTGGTGCAGGGCGAAGGCAGCGCCCAGTGGACCAGCATGGACGGCAAGGTGACCCGGAGCATTGCCGTGAGCGCACCGGTGAGCATGGAGCGCCGTGTGCCGGATCTTGACTACATCACCGAGTGCGACAACCGGGTGTGGGGCTGCAGCAGCAAGGAGAACGTGATCTACGCCTGCAAGCTTGGCGACCCCACCAACTGGTTCTCCTATCGGGGCATTGCGGCGGACAGCTACGCTGTTACTGTGGGCAGCGACGGAGCCTTTACCGGTGCAGCCACCTGCATGGGCTATGCGCTGTTCTTTAAAGAGAATACCCTGCACAAGCTCTACGGCACAAAGCCCTCGGATTTTCAGCTCACCTCGCTGCGCTGCCGCGGCGTGGCAAAGAACGCAGCTCGCAGCCTGTGCGTGCTGAACGAGACGCTGTATTACCTCTCGCCGGACGGTGTGATGGCGTGGGACGGCAGCATCCCCACCAAGGTATCCGGTGCGCTGGACTCGGGCCGCCTTGCCAATGTGCAGAGTGCGGTGGGTGGTGCGCTGGATGGGCGGTACTATCTGCATATTTCCCGGCCCGGAAAGGGCGGAGAGCAGGCGCGGCTGCTGGTCTACGATACAGAGCGCAGTCTGTGGAGCGAGGAAAATGTCTGCTCTTACGAAATGGCCAGCACCGGAGGCCAGCTTTATCTCTGGGACGGACAGGCGCTCTGGGCGGCAGACCCCAGCCGGGAAGCCGACTGGCAGAGCACCGACGGCGTGGAGGAAAAAATCAACTTTGAGCTGGTCACCGGTGACATCGGCATGGATGGTGCCGAGGAACGGTATCTCTCCCGGCTGACACTGCGGCTGGATGCTGGATGCTGCAGCACCGTAGAAGTTGCGGCCAGCTATGACAGCGGCCCGTGGGAGACCGTGGCGGGCATTACGGCGCAGCAGCAGCGCCGCTGCTATGACCTGCCCTTTGTGCCCCGGCGGCACGGCACACTGCGGCTCAGACTGCGGGGCACAGGGCAGATCACCCTGCGCAGCATCGCCAAGACGCTGGCTGCTGCCAGAGGCGGAATTGCAGACAGGGAGGTGTGACAAATGGCAAGTGTGATGGGCATCAACAAGATCGGCCTGCCGAAGCTCAGCGACAATATGGACCCGGAAGACGCCCGGGCACTGCGCAGCTACCTGTACCAGATGCAGGAACAGCTGCAGTACGTGCTGACCAATCTGGATACGGAAAACTTATCGGACGAGCTGCGCGCAAAGCTGCAGACCTTATAAGAGAAAGGAGTATTTATGGCGACCAGAAGAAAAGAAGAACAGGAGCTTGCTGCCGTACAGGCGCAGGCAGAGAGCACCGGCCAGCCTGCTGTGCAAAGCGGTTACTCGGCGGCGGGGCTGAACAACCGGCAGGACGTGGAAAATGCGCTGGCAAACTCCAGCTACAAGCCCGGTAAGACGGTGAGCGACGCCGAAGCAGCGCTCAAGGAGTGGCAGGCAAACCGCCCCAAAGACTATGAGAGCAACTATCAGGGCCGCATTGATGAACTGCTGAACCAGTTGCTCCAGCGGGATGCATTCCAGTACAGCTATACAAAGGATCCACTCTACCGCCAGTATGAGCAGGCCTATCTGCAGAATGCTCACAACGCCAGCGCGGATGCGGCGGCACAGGCAGCATCCCTTACCGGCGGCTATGGCTCCAGCTATGCCACCAGCGCAGCGCAGCAGGCCTACCAGCAGCAGATCGGCGCGCTGAACAGTGCCATCCCCACGCTGTACAGTCTGGCGCTGGATACCTATACCAGCGGCGGCAACGAGCTGGTAAACCAGCTGGATCAGCTGACGAACAGTGAGCAGGAAGCACAGAACCTCTATAATAATCAGTTGGCGGATTACTACACCCAGCTGCAGCAGAAGGGCGAGGAGTACAATAACGCCTGCGCGCAGGATTACGGTCAGTATCAGGATTATCTGAGCCAGCTGGGCACTCTGCACGACTACTACAGTGCACAGGAACAGGCAAAGGCAGAAAGGACCCAGCGCATCTTCAACGGCGTGCTCTCGGTGCTTGGCGTTGTGGGCGATGCGGTACAGCTTGCCATCAGCGGCACTACCGGCATCGGCTCCATGGCCAGCGGCCTGCTGAATACCGGTTACAACATCCTCTCCGGCAACCGCCAGTATGAGGCTGACCGCGCCGACACCCAGTGGAACCAGCAAATGCAGGAAAAGCAGTATCAGGACAGTTTGACCCAGCAGCGCTATGAAAACGAGCGCAGCGAAAAGGAATATCAGGATAAGCTCAATCAGCAGCAGTTCAATAATAACGTCACCAACGAGAAGCTGAACATTGCACTGGGCGAGTGGAACCTGAAAAAATCCAATGCAGCCCAGAAAGCCAATCAGGCCAGCCGGAGCACCGGCACAAGCCGGGCAGGCAGTACTGGTAGTTCCGGCAGCTCCGGTACAGGCAGTACCACGGGCAGCACCTCCAATCGCAGCACAGGCACAAGCACCCGCCTGAGCAGCGATAGCTCCAAAAATGTGACGGTGCCGTACACCGCCATGCTGCTGCGCAGTCAGGGCAAGAGCGATGCCAGCATCACCAGCGCCCTGCAGAGAGAGGGCTATTCCAGTATGGAAATCGCGCAGATCCTCCGCCAGATGAAGCGCTGAGTGCGGAGAAAATAAGATAAAATAAAAAAGCATGTGCAGAACATTTTCCGAGCCGTTCAGGCCGGAGCGCTCTGTACATGCTTTTTATGCTGTTCTCGTCCCACTGGGTACACCCCACCGGAGAAAATTCTCCCCGGTAGACATTCCTATGTGTTGGAACCCGCGGGCTAACCAAAGCCATACTATGGCTTTGGTTGCGTCGCTGTGCGCCGCCGCCCTATTCGAGTCCCACTGGGTACACCCACCGAATAAAAAAATCCGCCGATGCGAAGCATCAGCGGATTTTTTGGTGGGGTGCCCAGTGGGACTCGAACCTAAGAAATGACTATCCACCGTTGAAAATTGGATGCAAAGAGTGTGGTATACCGTGCATTTTATCCCAATGACCTGCACCCGGTAAAGGGCAAGTATCAGGGTTGAAAAGTGGAAGTGTGGTAAAAAGTGGGGTACAGATTCAGCCCTCGCCAAGCAGTTTATCAAAAGCAGCGTTCACCGCCTGGGCGGTGTTCTCAGCGTCGCCGGTGAGGGCGTGACCGTACACGCCGAAAGTGTCCATGTCCTGGCTGTGGCCTACAAGGTCCTTTATTTCGCCCTCTGGCAGCGTCTTTGCAACGCTGACGAAGGTGTGGCGCAGTCCATAGGCGGAGATGGGCACAATGCCGTTTGTGCGGCAGTAGGCCCACCACCGCGTGTGGTAGTGGTGCTGGTTGTTGATGCGGAACACGCTGCCGGTGCTGCCGGTGAGCCGCCGCTGATCCTCCAGCACGCCCCGCGCTCTGGTGGAGAGTGCGAAGGACCGGACGGCGTTCTGGTTCTTGCCCTGCGTCTCCTCGCCAAGCTGGTTGATGGATCGGCGGATGTACACCACGCCGCCGTGCACATCTTCCCAGCGCAGGCCCAGCAGCTCACCCGGACGCAGGCCGGTGAGCACTTGAAAGCGGTAGGCATTGATATAGGGGTCTGGCACGCGCTGGCGGTTGAATGTGGTGGTGTCTGAGCTGAACAGCACCGCCAGTTCATCCGGCTGCAATACGTTCTTGCCCTTGTACCGCGCCCCGGCGGGGATCGTCAACTCTTCCGGTTCGTAGGCTGAAATTTTGCTTTTGCGGCAGTATTTGCAGAATGCCCGCATATCGGCTGCAATGGACTTCAACGTTTTGCGGCTTTTCCCGGCGGCGTGGGCCAGGTTGAGCACGTCTTGCAAATCTTGATCGGTGAGGTGATCCACCTTCTTTGTGCCGATGACCGGCAGCACCCAGATGCGCCAGCGGCTTTCAAGTGGCCGGTAGTTGTCCGCGGAGGTGGACAGCTCCACCGAGCGCAGCCAGAACGCGCCCACGTCCACCACGCGCGCCCCCTTGGCGCAAACACCGTTGTCTAACCATGCGTCCGCTTTGGCGTTCGCTTCTCGCTGGCCTGCGCGGCCCTGTGTGCTGCTGTAGAAGTATTTACGGGTTCCATCCTTCTGCACTGCTATGCGCCACTGTTTGCCGTTCCAAGTGGCCGTGTTCGTTCGTTTGCCCATGTGTGTATAACCCTCCTGAGTATAGCTTGAAAAGCCCGCCCAGAAAGGGTATAATACCAGGTGTGAGGGTGGTATTGTCCTTCGTGGGCAAGCTATCTATCAAAAGCCGTTCCCGGTTGCCGCCGGGAGCGGTTTTTCTGTTTTATTGTGCAAATTGTATAGTGCTGTGGCGTCGATCGGGGATGATCAGCAGCCCCGGCGGGGTCAAACTGCACAAACAAGGGCGTTCACGGTTGCCGCCGTGGGCGTCCTTTTTACTTTTTGTAAGGCGAAAAATCATCAATTTTTCTTTGTTTTAGCCGTTCCAGTTCAAAAATCAAGAAATCGTCTGTCAGCATGTCTAGTTCCTGCAAGTCGCGTTCTGTGATTAAAAGGGTGCCGTCTGGGTAGTTAATCCAAAGATAGGCGTTTTCTTCGTCAAAACCGATATCATGCCCAGTAAAAAGCAACTTGCTTCGGATGTGCATAGTTCTTCGCGGGTCGTCTGGTGCAGAAAGGTCATACAAGTTTTTGTGAAAAGAATCGACATTGACGCCAAGGGAATGAGCGATTTTTTCCAAGGTATTGTATTTTGGGTTTCTTATTCCGCGTTCGTACTGACTAATATTCTGTGCTGTGGTGCCGACTTTTTCGGCGAGTTGTGCCTGTGTCAAACCCGCTTTTTCTCTAGCAGCTTTGATTTTTTCGGCTACGCTGTCGTTGCCCATGTGCATTACCTCCCTATTCAACAGGATATCACAAATCAAAGAAAAATTCAAATGAGTTTCAAAAAAGGTTCTTGACAAACTCAAAAGAATCATTATAATGCAATATAGAAACTCAATTGAATCACATAGGAGGAACACAACATGAAGAAACTGAACATCACTTACGACACCATGGAGACCGAGAACGGCGAGAAGATCACCGGCGAGACCTGTTACACTGTGGAGTTCGCGGACGACCGCGTGGCGGATCGCCTGTTGGATCATGGAACATCCGGTGTTGCCGTCGCTGAGTTGGAAAAGCTGCTGCGCGTGGTCGAGCGGTTCAAATGCCGCTGCTTCGTTTCCGGCAGCATCAAGCATTACGAGCTGGTGGAGGACTGAATGATGAAAGAGACTATCACCGCCAAAGAGCTGGAAGAAGCGATGAACGCTGTTTTGAAGCAGGCGCGAAAGATGGAGGAGTCCAACGAGCCAGAGGAACGCCGCCACGGCTTCGGCATGGAAAGCGCCTTAACCGCCATTGCAATCTATCTCGACCTGTAAAACCCCGCCTGATGATGGCCCCCGGCAAGGGCCGAAACGCTCCACTAGGAGCGTCGCGGGAGCCTATACAGCCCGTAAACATACGATAAGGAGTTGAATTTTACATCATGACAAGAAGTATTGTTCTTGACCGCGTGGCCGTGGTGGCTGAGATGTGCCGCCAAGACCTCGCCATTGACGAGCTGAGCCGCAGGGCAGGCGTGGGACGCTGTGCAATTTGGAAAGTGCGCCAGAGCAAACCCGTGTGGCGCACCACCGCCGGGCACGTTGCAAACGCTCTGGGCGTCCCTCTGGAGCAGCTCAAGCAACAGCCGCAGGAACAGGAGGTGCACCATGTTGAGCGCCAGCAGTAACACCGTCGTCTCGGTAGCGCCATATGGCCGATTCCAGCAGATCCCGTTCTGGCGGCTGCGTGCCCTGTTCCGGGAGCGTGGTCTGTACGACGAGGACGTGGCCGCGCTGGCGGGCATTACCGTGCCCACTTTGGGCCGCAGAATGCGCGGTGCTATCCCCTGGGCAGCGGATGAGATCGCCGCCGTGTGCCGCGTCGTGGGCATTCCCAGGGCCGATATCGGCGCCTATTTCTTCCCTGACCTGCCCGACAACAACGAAAACGCCCCGGCGGACTGACCGCCAGGGCGAGAGATCAAAAACGATTTTGGAGGAAAACACCATGAACGAACAGATTAAAAACTACTTTGAAAACCTCAGAATAAATTCTGAAAACGATGCAACCAAGCTGAGCCGAGGAACACTTGAAGCCTACTGGACTTACGAATTCAACCTTAACCACAACAGCAGCGAATTTGAATGCAACGAGCTTCCCTGGACAACAGACATGAGCGACTTTGTTAAGACGATGAGAGAGGCGGGGGTTGAAACTATAGCGGTTACAGAAACAAGCACAGCACTCCTTGAGAATTTGCACAAACTTGCCGCACAGGGATGCAGCATTGAGGGACTTTGCATGATAGCCAGACCGGACATCTGGGGCAATGCAAAGGAATA